GCCATATCTTCAAGTTCCTGAACTCTATTTATTCCTATTTTTTTTACTAATCCTTTTCGATATTCGATAAGATTACCAGCTAATTGTAGGTTGCAATAACTGCATTGTTTGTGAACATTATCTTCATTAAATATTAGTTTAGTGTATATTTCAGCTTTTAAATAGTGACCAGCATCCCATTTAGCATCGGACTTATTACAGCTAATACATGGTAAATCTTTGTCTCTTTGTCGAATATATATTTGAAAGCTTACTCTTGCTAAATTTCGCAACTGGATTAAACTTTGGCTATCTACTTTCATTTGCTTAACTCTCTTATTCACTTCCTTTTCTGAGTTAAATTCCATTGAGCAGATAGCCGAACAAACAACTTGCAAGGTATTGAATGGTTTAAACATTTCGCCACATTGCTTACATTGTTTAAGTTTAATTTTCATAAATTAATCATTATTAGTCCATAAAGTTAAATTTGTTTTTTCCATTTTAGTTTTTTCAAATCCAAACTCTTTAACATCTTTTTTGATTTGTTTTTCTTCCATTAACCATTGATTAGCTTTAGTATGAAATTCTTTTTTTATTTCAAACCCAAAACCTTTTCTATTTAACCTTTCAGCAGCTATTAAAGTAGAACCACTTCGAGCACATGGATCAATAACAACATCTCCTTCATCGGTAAATATTTCAATTAATCTTTTAAGTAATTCAACTGGCTTCTGAGTTGGGTGTATTTTTTCGCTTATATTATCTCTTGGCCAATCAATACAATTAAAAATCATTTTACCATTATTTCTAAATTTCGGTAATTTATCACGATATAAAATTAATCCATATTCACAATTACCAACTACTTTCATATTTGCTTTTAATACCTGAGCTGAGAAGTTTTTTCTAAAAATCAAATTGATATAATGATTTAAACCATATCTTTTAGCAAGTTCAATTAAATACATTTGCTGGTCAAAAGCACAAAAAATAATCATACAAGGGGCATCGCCTTTTTGCCTTGATTCACCTTCAACTTTTTTTGTTTTAGTTTCAGCTTTTAATAATGTCGAACAAAAGTGCATAAATTCTGCGGGCCTAAAATCTTCATCGGTATCAAAAAAACTTTTACCAGCTAAATTACTTTCGCCATTTGAATTATCCCCATCTTTATACCAAGCAGGATTTGAAGCATAAGCATTATTACCTAAATTATAAGGAATATCAGCAATGATTAATTGAGCTTTTGGAATTGCATAAGATTTATAATTTTGAAAATGGTCTCTATATATCATATTAAATTATTAAGATAAGTTCTACATTCTTTTATTCTCGCATACATTGATTCGATTACCTGGTTATCTTTTTTAATGTGAAATTCTTTTATTCTTTTACTTATCGGAATATGACTGTAACTGTGATTACGTTCAATTTCTTCAACAGCTAATAAGTATTCAGGGTTTTCAGAATCAATCATTCCCATCTTCCAACTTAATCTTCTTTTTTCATCTTCAACAAGTTGGGTAGGGGTGTCAATTAAAACGTAAGCTAAACATGCATCTTCTAATCCTGTTAATTCCATATAAGCTTGTAACTGATAAAAGTAACCTTTAGTCGGTATTTCGGTTTCAAAATGTGGGAATGTATAAATGTCCCAGCTACTTTTAATATCAATTACATTGTCCGATACGATGTCGGGAGTACCACTTAAAAAGTCATTGGTATACCATTGCTCGTTCTTTGTGTAAAACCCACCTTTAAAAACTGAATAAGTACTAATTGCAATATCCTCAACTTCAAGTCCTTTCTCTACGTACTTATTAGTAAATTCCTTTCTTATGCCATAAGTTTTTTCGATAAACAAATTCTTTAAATACGATTTGCACGTTTCGCCCATCTCGTTTTTGGCTCGGCCATTAGTCATGATTTGACCAATAGCTGAAGCTCTGAATTTTAAATCGTTAAACATTTATTAAAGCAAGTTTAAGTACATTAGACTGAGGACCGCTAATTGTATAGTTCTCCATTGCTTCCTTTACTTTATCGGACTTACCTTCTTGAATAGCAGTAATCATTTTCTTTAAAGTTTCGGGAGTTAGCATTGGTTTACTTTCTTGCTTAGGTTTTACACTTGCATCGTTCCCATCATCATCAGTTGATTCTAAAGCTAATAACGAACTAATGTTATATCTTCTAAAGTAGGTAACAGCAGAACCAAGTTGTTGTGGATTTAAACCGCTAGGCATACTTATCGAACTGCTAACGGACTCACCTGTTTCAGCACAAGTAATAACAGTTGTAACTAGATCAGGATTAATTGGCTGTAGAATGATTAAACCAAGTTCTGATAGCAATGGCTTAACTTCTGCTAAGATGTCGTTTAAAGTAGTATATGAGCTTTTAAAGTGTGGATTTTTACCATCCTTCTTAATAGCATTTACTTTGCTTTGAAATTGTAATAACTTTGAATTGAGGTTAGGAGTTTTCATGATTTCTTTTTGGGGTTTTAGAATGGTGAATTGTTTGAATCGTAAACGGTTTTTCCGTTACCGATGTAGCTTGCCTTAACTTTGGCTGCTCGTTCTTCTTTTGTTTGTCCTGTAGTTATGGATGCATCTTGTCCATACTGATTAGGTTGGTCGTTTAAAATGATACTAATGTCATAATACTCGGCTCCATTTTTACCTGGTTTAATTCTTGTTTTGTCTAACTTTGTTAGATCAATCGATGCTGCGATAATTTTACT